TGTATGGTAACGCTGTGGTGTCTGGTTCTGATTACGCTCAGGTGAAGGGTAACGCTTTGGTGTCTGGTAACGCCAGGGTGTATGGTAACGCTGTGGTGACTGATAACGCTAAGGTGACTGGTAACGCCAGGGTGTATGGTAACGCTAGGGTGTCTGATTACGCTTGGGTGTCCGGTAACGCTAGGGTGTCTGGTGATGCCGTGGTGTCTGGTAACGCTAGGGTGTCTGGTGACGCTGTGGTGACTGGTGAATTGATTAACAAGTAATTAAATTTACCACTTCATCGGAATAAAGAATTTCATAATGGTTATAGGGTAGTTCTAGATAGTTTATATCGTTTCTACAAGTCATAGAACTGATAGGAACGATACCGTCATTTCTCTCAAGGTACCATGGTAAAGATCCTCTTGTTGTGATGATCTGAGTCCATGGTACCTTTATTTTTATGTTTCTAGATTTTGTTATGAATCGACTATACTTTCCGATATCCTTCAATAGATGAGAGCCAGGAAAAATCATCTTCATAAAGTCTGCCACGGCGACACCGGCATATGGAGTAGCAAGTGTCAAGCCTTTCGTGACATTATGTGTTTGTGTTAGATATAGTCCATAGATACCACCAAGACTATGACCAACAATCTGTATAGGTTCATCTGTTGGAATCTGACTTCGTATTGAGATTAGATTTCTTCTGAATCCTAATGAACTGTCATAGTCAACAGTAATGTGATTCGCATCTATCTTTGATAGGATATACGACCAAGACTTTGATGTTGCATTAGCACCGTGTAAAAAGACAATCATAGAGACTCCTAATATTTCATTCTTATATGAATTAATTCTAGTTTGGCGTCTTTAGGAGAGATATCAAACCATTCTCCTTTTAGTCTTTTATGAGATAGTGTTTTATGTAATATACGTTCTGCTTCCATCATATCTTTTTTACTATCAAATTGTTCTGAATAAAAAATCTCAACTTTTTGTGGATTACCTGTTTGTATAGCTTTTAATCTTTTTTTCAAGTCATTGGTAAACCCAATTTTTACAGGACCGTTTTCTGGTCCGATAGCATATACAAAGAATGTCACGATTTGATACCTAAATCGTTCTCTGTCATAACTCTAAACTCCCATTTTCTATCAGTACAATAGTCTTCGGCTGCTTTCCATTTTGCTTGATTGGTTGCATAAGTGACAACCTCATTAATATACTTTTTCGTTTTTCGTGTCTGTTTCTTTGGTGCGTTCTTTTGATATTCTGGTTTGACTTCGATCATTATCGTCTTTATCTGACCGTTCCTTTGGCGAACCTTGATAATGAAGTCTGGATAATATCTATGATATTTACCATCAATAGGATGCTTATAGGGTACTATAACCTCTTCACTTGCCCACCATAAAACGTTTTCATTCGTATCGAAATAGGTCATACATCTTGCTTCCCATGAAGATCTATAGACTATCTTCGATGGATCGCCACGATATTTTTTAGGGTTTCTTGGTCTAAATTTGCCTGAGTATGCCATATAAATAATAAAAAAGTTATAATAAGGAATATTTATATGTCAATTCCCGGAGCAATAGCTGTTGATAATACAGCTCAAGATTTGATATCTAGGGGTACTGGAAGTAAAAGACAAAATCCTCTAAAAAATTTATATAAACAAAAGCCTACGTTTTCTTACCCTTTAGGTGTGGATGAAACAAAACATTTTGCTCAATTCAGAATAAGTGAAGATCTACAATATAACGCTAGAGAAATACCACAATCAGAAACAACCGCTACTATAAATCTTCCAATGCCTGGTCAATTACAGACGGGATATAAAGCAGATTACGGTACTGAAGACTTAGGTGTTTTGGGTATGGGTGCAGCAAGTTTAGCAGATTCTACTAAAGGTGCTTCTAGTGCTGCTGGATTTGTTGATTCTATCATAGGTAAGGTTGGCAATTTAAATGCTGATGCTGTCAAAGGAGCATTGTTAAATGTCGGTTTTGGACCTGTGGCCCAGGCTATTAGTGGAATCTCAGGTATTGCTGGATTGGGTGATCCGGTAAAGGGTGCAATGTATGGTCTAGGCGTTGCTAGAAACAACCATCAAGCAGTGTTATTTAATAGTGTTGGTTTTAGATCTCATAGTTTTAATTATACCTTTGTTCCTAAGAATCAAAAGGAACAAGAACAGGTTAGAGAGATTATTAAATTATTAAAGACAGCGATGCTACCAGATTATATATTAGATAATCATTTCTTTAAGTATCCCGCTAAATTTGATATTGATTTTCTTGATTCAAAAAGTCGTAGATATTTCTTTGATATTAAAAACAGTGTTCTTACTGATTTCAATGTTGACTATCATGGTGCGGGTGGTGATTTCTATCACGACATTGAAGGAGCTAAGGCACCAGTGCAGGTTAATATTCAGATGTCTTTTCTCGAAACAACAATCACAGATAGAGATTCTGTTGTTGGAGGAGGAGATGGAGGAGGAAGATAATGTTTTTATTCGAAGAATATCCTAAAACACAATATGATTTAAATTATAAAAATAAACCACAAACCGTAACAAATATTATGGTTCGTTTCAAGATTGTTGAGTTAATCAAACAAAAAAGAGTCGTTTACTATAATTATAGTATTCAAGAAGGCGAAAGAGCAGATGTCGTTGCACATAAGTATTATGGTGATTCAACACTTGATTGGTTGATTATGTTTACAAACAACATTATAGATCCTCTCTATGATTGGCCATTGAGTTATAATAATTTTATTAAATATTTAAGAAGTAAATATGGTAATGTTGAAACGGCGCAAAGTACAATACATGAATATAGATGGGTTTTAAACGAGCAGTCAGTATATTTTGATGGAACTATTTTACCAAAAAGAACACTCGTCGTAGACTCACAAACATTTGCTGGATTGGGTTCTAATGAAAGAGAAACTATCTACAAGTATGATTATGAAGTAGAGTTGAACGATGCTAAAAGAAACATCAAATTAATATCTGACGATCAGGTAAATCAAATCTTAAACACATATGATAAAGTATTCGAATGACCAGTTCTTTAAAGAATGTATACACATCTAAAGATATCGACGTAAGAGAATTAACATTATTTAATTTTAGTGTCGGTAAACAACTTTCATTTGTTGATTTGACCAGATCGACAATTGAATTTTCTGTATATGAAGATCTTTGGTCAAATTTTATGAGTGCCGATATCACGGTTCAAGACAATCAAGGAATGATAGAAACCATTCCTATTTTCGGTGAAGAACTTATTAGAATAAAATTTAAAACACCGACATTTAAAAACTTTATTGATAAACTATTTGTCATCTATAAGATTGACAAAAGACAAAATATGAATGAAAGAACAGATGTATATACACTATCTCTAATATCTATTGAGAATATAGTGTCTATGATATCAACTGTTGATGATTCTTATGTGGGAAAAGAAATATCGGAAATAGTAAATCTCGTATATTTTAATTACATTTATAATTCTAGTAAAACATTCGGTAGACTAAACGAATTTAAGTTTAATGCTGAACCGAAAGATATTTTTGTAGAGGATACTCAAGGTCTTCAGAGTTTTATAGCACCGACAAATACTCCTTTTGATTTTATGAGTTATCTGACAACAGAAGCACAATCTATTGAATACGAAGAAAGTGATTTTGTTTTATATGAAGATAGAGATAAGTTTAATTTTAGAACAATCAGTAGTTTAATTGATACAGATCCTGTTGATAGTTTTTATCTAGCCGATCCTTCTGTCAAACAATATAGTGATACTAAAGTAAAAAAATATCAAATTATAGAAAAACTACAGTATGATAACCAGTTTGATCTAATTGAACGTATTGCCAGTGGAATGTATGATAATACTGTAAAGACAATAGATCCTATTCTCAAGAAGTATGAAGAGATAGATTTCAATTATTATAATGAGACATTACCACCAAGTACTTTTAAAGGCCTGGGTAACTGGCCAGTAATATCGCAATGGAGTGTATATAAAAATTTAAATGGTGAATCATATTCCAAATATATTGTTGGAAATCTATCAGACGATGAATATTATAAAACATCGTATCTAGATAATAGAACTATTGATGCCGATCGTAATGTCTTTGATCCATATACTCGTTATCCATTTAGAAAGCATTTATTCCTCAATTCAAGAACGTCTAAGTTATCTCAACTACATAATGGAATTCGTCTGAGTATTTCTATTCCTGGCAATACTGATCTAAAGGTCGGTGATGTCATTAATGTTTTTGTACCACAAAATAGAACTACTGTAGAAAGCGAAGCAAAGTACAACTTCTTCTTTGGTCAAGAAAAACCTAAATTTCTTATTACTGCTCTAACACATAGATATAGCTATAAAGAAGAATTATATTATACTATGTTAGAAGTTGTTAAAGATACTTTTGATAAACAAATAAGAGATAATACCAATAAAGAAGAGATATTTACATAATGTCTAATAGATCAATACAAGACCAGTTGGGTCACGAATTTGTTTGGTTTTTCGGAGTAGTTGAAGACCGCATTGATCCATTGAAACTCGGAAGAGTTCGTGTTAGATGTTATGGCTGGCATACTAATGATAAAGAAAAATTGCCAACAAAAAATCTACCATGGGCTCAATGTGTTCAAGACATTACTAGTGGTTCGATGTCTGGTATTGGTAGATCACCAACAGGTATTGTTGAAGGAACATGGGTAGTTGGTTTCTTTCTTGATGCAAAGAAAGCTCAAAAACCAATGGTGTTGGGAACTCTTGCAGGTATACCACAAACACTACCAGACTCGACAAAAGGATTCAACGATCCTGAAGGTGCTTATCCAAAGATCATCGATGAACCAGATGTATCAAGATTAGCGAGAAACGAACAAACACAGAATACTATAGTCCAAACCAAAAAGAACTCAAGAGATACAGAAATACCTGTAGCAAATTCTGCTTCGACTTGGAACGAACCATTCAATCCATATAACGCAAGATATCCTTATAATCATGTTTGGCAGACAGAATCTGGACATGTTGTCGAACTAGATGATAGTGATGGTTCAGAAAGAGTTCATATCTATCATAGAACAGGCACGTTTATTGAGATCGATAGTAACGGTACTAAAGTTTCAAAGACTATTGGTGATCAATACGAGATTCTAGAACGTAATGGATATGTTCATATTAAAGGAAATGTGAATGTAACTATTGATGGTGATGCTAATCTATATGTGAAGAATAATCTCAATCTGGACGTAGATGGAGATATGAATGTCAAAGTTCGTAACGACTTTAATATGGATGTTAGTGGCAATACTCATATCTCTACCCGTGAGAGTATGAATATGATAGCAAATACAGTTGCTATTGAGACATTAAATGGTCCTATTAATCAGTACGTGAAAGGTGGAGATTATAACGTTTATACTGATAAAGAAGTAAATATTAAATCAGACGGTGATAATAATATGGACGCTGATAATATGTATTGGCAGTCTAATAAAGCTGATACTGCAAGTAAATCAACGTTGGCAAAAGCGCCCGATAGAGTAATTGCGAGTCCTGTAGTACTATCACCATTAATCGAATTGAATAGAGATGATCTATTTGCTATCTATTATGATGATGAAGAGGCAGTACAATCAACACCACCAACAGGATATATTGAGGAGTTTGTTGCGGCAGGAGCAGGAACGCAAGAACAGTTAGATACTGTTGCACCAACATCAGGAGCCACTGTGGACGAGACAGAAACGGCAGCGGGCACTGCTACAAATACTCAGAGAGACCAGACATTAACAAATAGAGATGATTTCCCAGACTCATTACAATTGTCTACAAATTACAATCTCGGTCAATTGTCTTCTCGTGCTGTTGTATCTAAGTATAAGGTACGACCTCAAGTTGGATTATCTTCAGCAGAGATTGTTCAGAATCTTAAAGGTGTTGCAGAGAATATTCTTGAACCAATCCTTGCAAAATATCCAGATATGATTGTTACTTCTGCATTCCGTGTTGGTAAGACAAGAAGTCAGCATTTCAGAGGACAGGCAGTAGACATTCAGTTTAGAAATGCTTCGAAGAAAGAATATTATGAAAGAGCAAAGATTATTAAAAATCTAGTTCCTTATGATCAGTTTCTTTTAGAATTTAAGAATACAGGAACAGGACTTCCTTGGATTCATATATCATTTAGTTTTGATAGTAATCGTGGTCAAGTATTAACATTCTTTAATCATAAGGTAGCGTCATCTGGATTGATACAGTTAGCATAATGGTAGAGGTACACAGAGACACCGATAGTAGAGCTTGTGGTGCAGTAACAACTGTTTCACTACAAAATAATTTTTATATTAATAATCTTCTCGTATCTGTACAAGGAGATCCAAATAGTCATGGTGCGGGTGGATTAAATGCCTCAATTAATCCTGGAAATATTTTTGTAAATAATCTTGAAGTCGTAATGAATGGTAGTAGCGCACAAGCTGATTCTCTTTGTCCTATATTAGGCGGCGCTCATTGTGGTCCTTCGGCAACATCAGGGAGTCCAAATGTTTTTGCATACGAATAAAAAAATATTAGTCTCACTTCGTGTATTTTACTATATGCCTGATTATAGAGATTTAATACAAGAATTCATGTGGCAAACAATGGATGTAAAACCAAAATACCCTAGAGTGAATAAGTTTTTAAATTATTGGAAAGAAAACATTGAGGCTGTTATAGCAGACGTAGAAATGGCAGAGGTTGATAAGAAACCAAAATACCGTTCCGTTGATGACATCTTTAGATTTTAATATAAATAAAAGAAAAAACGAGTTTACAAATGTCTTCTGCTTTTAGATCTGGTGCCGCTTCACCTATTACGAACGAGGTCGTATATAAAGATCTCGGTCTCACATTCACAGCGCATCCAATTACAAAAAATGTTAAGGTTTTAAAAAATGATGAAGCAGTGAAGAGAGCGGTAAAAAATCTTATCTTAACAAACAAATATGAAAGACCATACAATCCTCTATATGGTGGTAATATAACGTCTTATCTTTTTGAAAATTTCACTCCTGGTACACAGCTGGAAATGGAAAGACAAATTGAAACCGCTATTGAAATATATGAACCTAGAGCAATATTGTTGGATGTCAATGTGAGAGATTCTGAGGTGGATAATAATCGAATTACAGTAACTGTATTTTTTCGAGTAGCAAATCAAACGGAACCAACAGAACTATCATTTACAGTTGAAAGAACACGATAATGACAACAACAAGTTCATTAAATATAACCGAATTAAACTTTGATACTATCAAAAGTAATCTAAAGACCTTTTTACAAAGTCAAGAAGAGTTTACAGATTATGATTTTGATAGTTCAACATTATCTGTTCTTTTAGATCTTCTTGCTTATAATACTTATTATAATTCATTTTATACAAATATGGTCGGCAATGAGATGTTTCTTGACTCAGCGCAGTTAAGAAATAGTGTCGTTTCACGAGCCAAGATGCTAGGTTATGTACCAAGATCTGCAAGAGGTGCTACTGCTTCACTGGATGTAAATATTATTCCTGGGTCGCCCGTCGCTTCTGTTACAGTAGCTAAGAATACTAGATTTACGACGACAGTAGATGGTGTTTCATATACATTTGTTACACCACAAGCATATAATATTCCCGAAAGTTCAACAGTAGGAACTTACAGCGGTAGTATTAGTGTTGTAGAAGGTGAACCTCTTACACAGAGATTTACTGTAAGTACTGTTAATCCCGTTCGTTATGTATTACCAAATGAAAACGTCGATACAAGAAGTATTACCGTTCAGATTCAAGAGTCAGTATCTAATACTTCTGTCACTACTTATACTCTACAGGATGACCTATCGCAAGTTAATTCTATCTCAAAGATCTTTTATCTCCAAGAAAATGAAGATAGTAAGTTTGAGGTATACTTTGGTGATAATACATTCGGCAAAAAACCAATCGATGGTAATATTATCATCGTTGATTATAGAGTATGCAGTGGCAATGCTCCAAATGGTGTATCTTCCTTTTCAGCACCAAATGCTCTTGGCGGATATTCGAACTTTACTACTACAGTAACATCTGTAGCACAAGGTGGCGGTTCAATTGAATCTATTAATTCTGTAAAACGTAATGCTCCTTATTGGTATCAACAACAGGATCGTTTAGTAACGATTAACGATTATAAGACTGCAATTCTATCAGAGAATGCTGACATTCAATCAGTTGAAGTTTGGGGTGGAGAAGATAATGATCCGCCGATCTACGGCAAGGTTTACGTATCTGCTAAACCAACATCTGGTGCTATTATTTCTAATGAAAGAAAAGAATCAATTAAGTCTTCTTTGAAGAGTAGAAATGTTGTTGCCATTGATGTTGAGTTCGCTGATGCAACTTATATGTATATTGTGCCTACTATTAGTGTTAGATATAATCCAGAATTAACATCTCTTTCTGCTAATGAACTAAATGTAAAGATTCAAACAGCCGTACAGAGTTTCGAAACAAATAATCTCGGAACGTTTGGAAATAAGTTTTATCTATCTACTTTAATTAATAATATTAATACTGCTGATGATAGTTTCGTGTCTACAGATATTGATTTTCAACTTGAAAAGAGATTTTTGCCTGTAACAAATCAAAATCAAAAATATCTGGTGAATTTCAATACACCAATTAAAGAACCCGTAGCGACACAACATTCTTCACATGCTGGTTCACACAATCTATTCAGTTCTAAGTTTGAATGGTCTCAATATACTTCTGCTTATTTTGATGAAGATGGTGAAGGCATATTAAGAATATTCCAACAAAGACCAACATCTACTGTTTATGTAAAAAATAATGCAGGTACAGTAGATTATAATAGTGGATTGGTAACAATTGAAAATATTAATGTCAAATCATATGATGGTAATTATTTGTCAATTAAGATTAATCCAGTAAACAAAAATATCTTTGGTGTAAGAAATCAGATTCTTTTGATATCAGGAACCACTATTACAACTGTTGACGATCTTTCTGGTAAAACAACATCATCAGTTGGAACTGTAGTCACGGATGGAACGACAACAACAAATCTCACAGATAACGCTACAAGCACGGTAGTTGTTTAATGTCAATTGATAAGAAGATATCATCGTTAGTTCCTGAACAACTTCCTGATTTTGTCAGAGAAGAGGGACCGAAACTTCAGGCATTTATGGAAGCCTATTATCGGTATCTTGAACAGACCGGTAAAGCAATAGACGCGTCAAAGAATCTTCTATCATATCAAGATATCGATGAGACTCTTCCACAATTTCTAAAACATTTTCGTGCTGAAATTCTAAAAGGATTTCCAGAAGATGCAGTAATTGATAAAGCACTGATTGCTAAACATATTCGTGACATGTATCGGCAGAAAGGTACAGATAAGTCTTATAAGTTTCTCTTTCGTGCTTTGTTCAATGAAGATGTAGAACTTTATCTTCCTGGCGATTATATATTAAGAACATCTGATGGTAGATGGATTAAAGAAACATTTGTTCGTGTTACTCAGTTGACTTCTGAAGATGCCACAAACATTCAAGGTGAAGTTATAGTAGGGCAGACATCTGGCGCTTATGGTAGAGTTCAAGGTATCAATCAGGTACTTGAGATTGGACAGCTTGTAACAGAATTGTTATTAACGAATGTGATTGGTACATTTATAGATGGTGAAGATATCGTATCAGATGTCTCTGGTATTACTGCTCCCATTTATACCGTATCTGGTCCAATTAAAAATCTACAAATACAAAAGTGGACTAATATTCTACCTCGTGGATTTGGTGCTGGCGTCTTTCACCAATCTGGCGACTCTTTTACTATTACTTCAGATGCTGGTTCAGGAGCATCAGGAACGATTATTGCTGTAAATAATAAGTCTGCTGTTAATGTTAATATCATCGATGGTGGTAGTGGTTATGTTGTAGGAAATCCCGTTGTTATTACCAAAGTTGATGCGGGTATTGGTGCTAGTGCTGAAGTAACAGGAATTACTGACACAGAGATTATTCGAATCTGTCAAGATACAATTGACTCTGTACAGAATGTTGTATTGAATACAGGTCCAACGTTTGTTAGTTTAGGTACAAATACAACATCTGTTTCTGCTAATCTTGCTGCGGCAAATGTTACAAATCCAGATCTATTACATGCTTTAGATTATGATCCGGTTTCAGTTGGTACTATATCACAAGTAACTATGTTCTCATATGGTTCTGGTTATACAACATTACCCAGAGTTACAAGTACTAACGCAAATGTTGCAACACAACTTATACCAGATGATTCTGGAGGTATTCTAGGTGATAATGCTGTATTAGGTGCGGTCTATCTTCCAGGATCGATTGAAGCAGTTTCTATCACCACACCTGGATCTGGTTATTCTAGATTCGAAAATCTTGGTATTGTAAACGCGAGTAGAACGGGAACAGTAAATGCTGTTGCTACTCCGTTACTTTCAGCTACTGGTGAAAAAGATGGTAGATATGTATCTACTAAAGGTTTTATTAGTTGGGATCAAAGATTACAAGATAGTTATTATTATCAAGACTTCAGTTATGTAATCAGATCAAATCAAATTATAGATGATTATAGAGATATTGTAGATGAGTTAGTACATCCTAGTGGTACTGTCTTCTTTGGTGAATATCAGATTTATTCTATATTCGATAGTTATGTTGACAATACAGTTCAAGATATAAAATTTGAATTAATAGAAATATTTGATATTGTACTTAATGACGCGAATACAGCAAACATTGTTACTGTAATTGATCCAGCATATAATGATACGTCAGGTAATCTGTTTATCTTTAATTATAGTACACTCGCGCCATTCCTGGCTCCAACTGTTGGTACTGGTGTTCCAACAACTATCAATGCGTTTGGCGAGATTGCTATTGGAGATTTGAATAGTTCTAAGTTGGTATTTGGTAATAATACACACTTCAATTCAGACGGTGCAACATTAACTGGATATATTAGACAGTTACCAACTAATGCAAACGTAGTAATTGGTAATGGTGGAACCACATTTGCTACAGATCATAAAGTTGGCGATATGGTTTGGTCTAGAAACACTGCTAATGAAGAATCAATCTTTGTGAAGATTATTCAGATTGATAGTGCTAGTTCTATGGTTACAAATCCAGCACTTAGAATTGTAGATGGTCAATATCAAACAAATACTTTATTTGCACAAACATCTACAACTACATCCGGCGCTATATTAAAACGTCCACCACCAATACTAGATAGTTATGATGTAATTATCTTCAATACAGAAGGCGCAAACGTTGATGCACAACAAGCTGTGAATGTTGTTTCTTCTGCTGTAAATACCGTAATGTCAATTAGTTCACCATATGCAGGTCCAACGTTATCCAATGGTCAATTTGCATATATAAATCCAGGATTTTTACCTGAATAATGATTATAAATAATATCAAACAAAAAGGTCTTGAGATAAGATGCCAGGAATTATTACATACAAATTTAGACTGAATAATGCAAAGCAAGTCTATGAGTCATTCGTAGATGATGCTAACGATCTAGATCGTTACTATACGTTTCTAGCACGTTCTATTCCATGGTCAGATGATACTGCTCCTCCTACTCCCGTAGACTGTGTATCCAACACAGATTATAGAGTATGGGATAACATGATCGCCACAAAGAGAATTACTCAGGCTGATATTCGTCATTCCGTTCCAAGATACAGCTGGACAACAGGTACAGTATATCAGAACTATAGAGACGACATTTATCTTTATGATAAACAGTTCTACGTAGTCACTGACAACTATGATGTTTATAAGTGTATTGATAATAATGGTGGAGCAACATCTACAGTAAAACCAACAAGTACTGCTACCACAGTATTTACCACGGCAGACGGATATACCTGGAAGTATATGTATACTATCAATGCCGCTGATGTATTGAAGTTTGTTACTACTGACTATTTACCAGTTAAGACTCTTACCGCCGATGACAGTTCTTCACAATGGACCGTTCAACAGGCAGCAGTAAATGGGGCTATTGAGTTTGTTTCTGTATCCAACGGTGGTTCTGATTATCTACAAGCATCCGGTACACTGGTATCTGTTACCGACAACGAAAATGTAACTCTTGCTTCTGATGCATCAGGAACAGATGATGTATATGTAGGTTCAACAATTTATATCACCGGTGGTGTTGGTGCTGGCCAGTTAAGAGATGTTGTCAACTATGTCGGTGCCACCAAAGCAGTTAGAGTATCTCCTGCTTTTGTAACAACGCCGGATGGTACTTCAACTTATTTTGTTGGTCCAAAAGTTACAATCTCTGGTGTTGATGGTTCTGGTGCTACTGCTTATGCCAATGTCACTTTACCAGCAAGATCAGATTTAGCAGTTGGTAATAGTATTAATAAGATTATTGTTCTTACTCGTGGTAGTGATTACAATAAACCTTCCGTTACAGTTACTGCCAACACTTCACATGGAACTGGTGCTACTGCTTTTGCATACCACACGCCGTTTGGCGGTCATGGTTCAAATGCTATCGACGAACTTGGTGGATTCAATCTAGTTCTCAACGTTCGTATGGAAGGCAATGAGTCTAATGTGTTTATCACTGGAAACGATTTCCGTACAGTTGGTATTATTAAGAATCCAAAACTAGATACTACAGGATTAGAAGCAAATTCAACCGTATACGATTTAACAACTAAACTCACAGTAAGTTCTAAGTCTGGTTCATTCTCACCAGATGAAGTTATTCGTGGTCTCACTAGTTCTGCTAATGCTTACTTTGTATCATTTGCAAATACAAACGCTACTGGAACAAAAGGTGTTATCAGTGTCACAGGGCTTGATGGAACGTTTACCGCAAGCGAAACTATTCAAGGTGACACTTCAGCAGTTACAGCAGCCATCGATGTAAGTGGGATAAATAACAGAGATCTAGCAGACTTCGAAGGTGATGCTCTATATATCGAGAATAGATATCCTGTAAGTAGAGCAACAGATCAGACAGAAGACATTAAACTTGTAATACGCTATTAAGGTAATAGAATATGCCATTAGAGACGAATCTAAATCTCGGTCCATATTATGATGATTATGAGGCGAGTGCCAAGGGTAAAAACTATCATCGGATTCTTTTCAAGCCAGGTCTTGCGGTACAGACAAGAGAACTGACTCAAATTCAATCTATTCTACAAGATCAGATTGGTAGATTTGGTGACAATATCTATAAAGAAGGTACAATCATCGATGGTTGTGCTTTTCAATATGATGCTAACGTCTCATTCGTAAAGTTAAGAGATAATGATTCTCTAGGCACTTCAGTTACTGTTACAGATTTCGAAGGCGGTATTGTTACAGGCCAGACTTCAGGTGTAAGAGCTAAGGTTATTGCTGTTGCTTCTGGTGTCGAAGCAGATGCTCCAAACTATAACACATTTCTTGTAAAGTATCTTGATGGCGGTACTTCAAAGACAAACAAGACATTTGCTTTAAACGAAATTCTAGAATATGCCGCCGGTGATGGTGGTGGGGGCGAAACTGCCAATACTATTAATACAACTCTCGCGGATGCTTTTGGATTCGGTTCAATCTTTAGTGTCGGTGAAGGTATTGTGTATGGTAAAGGTGCTTTTGTACAAGCAAACGCTCAAACAATCATTCTAGAAAAGTATTCTACCAAACCTTCATACAAGGTTGGTTTCAAGATTACAGAGTCCACAGTAAATCATTTACAGGATAGCACTCTTTTAGATAATGCGGCTGGTTCATTCAACTATACTGCTCCTGGTGCTGATAGACTAGTTCTAACACCAACACTACAAAAAAGAAATCTTACTGCTGCTAATACAGAACAGTTCACACCAATATTTGAAGTTGAGAATGGTAATATTCGTATCATTCGTAAAGAAACAGTATTCAATAGTATTGGTAGAGAACTCGCAACAAGAACGTTTGAAGAGTCTGGTAACTATCAATTAAAACAAATGAATACCAGTGTTAAGGAACATCTTGATACTGGATCAAACTTTGGTCGTTATACAGCAGGTAACGGTGGCGATGCAAACAAGTTAGCCGTTGGTATCGAACCCGGTATTGTTTATGTTCAAGGTTACCGTAATGAAGTCTTAGCAACAGACTTTATTGAAACAGATAAGGCAACAACGACAAAGACAGAAAGTGGTGTAACAATCTCAACCACTCTAGGTAACTATGTTGTTGTAAATGAAGTTGCTGGTATTTGGGATCCAACAACTTATCAGACTGTTTCTCTTAGAGATACCGTAGCAACTGCAATCACATCTGGTAACTTTGGTGTTGGTGGCGCTCCAGGTTCAGAAATTGGTACCGCTAAGATTCGTGGTATTGAATATAACTCTGGAACATATCCAAACTATCAATATAAGATATATCTATTTGACATTAAAATGTCTTCAGGTACATTTGCAAATGTCAGAAGTCTTTATGTCAACAATGGTGCTGGTAATGATAATTTTGCTGATGTTGTTCTTACTGCTGGCAATGCTGTACTCCAAGAGACTGATTTTAATAGAGCAATATTTAAGAGTGGTGCAACAGCGGTAAAAGACATCGTTAAGTCATCTACTTCATTTGTTTTCAAAGATAAGAATACAGTATCATTTGCCACTGGTGGTACAGGAACACTAAACATTTCTGGTACTCATGCTGGTGGTACAGAAGAATTTCCTTATACAGCAAGTTCACCTCTTTCTGACACTCAAAAAAGATCTATTCTTGTAACTGCACAATCAACTGTTAATGCTTCAGCGAGTGGTACCACTTCTTCAGCCAATACTATCAGTGCTAATGGTACTCTTACTGGGACAGCGACAGCATTCAATACCGAGTTTAAAGTTGGAGATTATGTAGGATTTACTGCTAATTCAACTGGTATATCAAGGGTTGTAAGTATTGCTGGTGCTACAAGTATGGATGTGGCACCTGCCATGGGTAATATAGGCAGTTCAACAAATGTCTATAAAATCTTCCCAGCAGGATACGTCTTCGATTTAACAGACAATGGTATCAATGGTGGTGTTTCTGTCACTGAGAGGTCTGTGACGGCAGGCGCTGGTCCTACTGTTACACAACTTACTGTTGATCTTGAAGAAGCATTTACTGCTGGATTCACTGCTGATGTAGTATTCAATGTAAAAAGAGAAGCAGCAGATCCCGCCTCAAAGACAGCTACAAAAGATGTTTACGTAAAACTTGATCTTTCTACAAATGCTGATGGTGTCGCTGGACCATGGTATCTCGGTGTTCCTGATGTATATAATCTAAAGGCTGTTTATGTTGGTTCAGATTATTCAGTAAATAATAAGAATTTAGTAGATGATTTTAGAATTCTTAGAAATACTAATGATAACATCTATGGTATTTCTCAATTAACAATCAAAGAAAGTAGTTCACTTACACTTACAACAGCGGATAGACTACTTGTCAAGTTTGATTACTTTGCAATAGATCGTTCTGCTGGTATTGGTTTCTTCTCAAACGATTCTTATCCAATCAGTGCGACGGAAGATCGAAACGAAGCGGGTAAGGTTGCCACAGCACAGATTCCAAGATTTGCCTCTACAACAAATAGAGAAACATACAATCTTAGAGATAGTATTGATTTCAGAACAACGGTGACTACAAGTGCAACACCAAACGCTACCGTAGGATCTGCACCAGAGAATCCAACAAATAGTACAACACTTAATGTTGATTCAGATGGTAGTTATGTTCCTGTTCCAGAACAATCTTTCCAAGCAGACATTGAATATTATCTACCTCGTGTTGATCGTGTTGTTATTGGTAAAGATGGTAAGAAAAAAGTACTAAAAGGAAAACCAGCGGAGCGGCCAGTTCCTCCACAGGAACCAGCAGAAGCAATGACTCTTTCTCTGTTGACTATTCCTCCTTATCCTTCATACTCACTAGAAAATGCGTATAACTTCACTGATGCTCAGACAGGTGCTGCTAGAGTAGATCTCGCTGTAAGAGTCAAAGCATTCTTCCAGAGAAGATATACAATGCAAGATATCTCTGGTCTAGAAAAGAGAATTGATAGAATTGAATACTATACAGCATTGAATGTTCTAGAGAAGGCTGCAAAGGATCTCAATATTCCTGATGGTTCAGGACTTGACAGGTTCAAAAATGGTATCTTTGTTGATGCTTTCTTTGGTCATAACAATGCAGACCTAACAGACCCAACATATCGTATCTCAATGGATACTACAAAGGGTGAGATTCGACCAAAATTTGACCAACAGAATATTGATATTGAATATGTTCCCGGTAGTTCATCAAATGTTACACGTATTGGTGACCAAGTAAGATTAGATGTAACAGGAATTGCTGGCGGTACTTATGTAAACGATCATGTTGTTTATTTGGGTGCTTCATTCGGTTCTGCAACTGCTACTGGTACTGTTCGTACAGTAATTACAACAGGTTCTACTGCTAGAATCTATCTACACTCTGTAACGGGCACATTTACTGCTACTTCAACTTTGAAGAATAATACTGATGCTGGTATTACTTCAACAATTTCAGCAGTACAAGAACCAACTGCTGGTGATCTAGTAACACTACCATATACACACAACATCTATATTGATCAACCTTTTGCTTCTAAGACAATCAATCCAGTTGGTGAACTTTCATTCAATTGGGCTGGTAATCTACAATTGTTCCCAGAGGCAGATCACTGGGTTGATACTACTACCCAGCCAGATGTTCAATTTGATCTAGATCTTGCTTCCAACTGGCAATCATTGGATCAAGCATGGGGTACTCAGTGGAATGAATGGAACACCGTATCTTCTACTCAGAATAGAGAAGTACGCGGTGTCGCATTTGTAGACTTCCAAGGCGCCGGCGGTAATCAAGGTGGTGTCGGATTTGGTAGTTTCGGTGACGCCCATAGTGCTCTCGATGATGTTGTTGTATCAACTGTTGAAGAACAAGTTAGAACTGGTACACGTCTGAATGTTGATACATTCAGCAGAACTCAGAGATCTGGTTCATTTATCACACGTACAGATATTGTTCCATTCATGAGATCTCGTGTTGTTCAATTCTCAGCGACTGGTATGAGACCAAATACACGTGTATATCCATACTTTGATGATATTGCAGTATCAAGTTATGTTCTTCCAGCAAATAGTTCATTTGCTAATACTGGAGCGTTTGGTGATGCTCTAGAAACAGATAGTAATGGTGCGGTTTATGGATCATTTGTCATTCCTAATAATGACACTTTAAAATTCCGTCAAGGTGAGAGACCCTTCAAACTAGTTGATATCTCTAATCTGGTTACTCAGACCGGAACAGAAACAACTTCTTCTACCGTTAACTATACTGCACTTGGTCTTGCTTCTTCTGAAAGAGGTATCACACTAAACACTCGTGAAGCAAGAGTTTCTTCTGATACGATTTCAGACAGAAGAACAGTTACTACTTCACAGTTTGAAGGTGTTCAACTTCATAAAGATCCAGTAGCTCAATCATTTGCTGTCGGTGACTTTGAGTTTGGAAACCTAGACTTTGCTGATAGTAAGTTTGGTAGAGAAGCAGATGGTATCTTTGTATCCTGTATCGATCTTTATTTCCAAGCAAAGAGTTCTACCGCTGGAATTGGTGTTGAGATTAGAGAAGTACAAAATGGAACTATCACTGGTATTCGTGTTCCATTTGGTTTCAAGAGAATTGAGTCTGCTGATGTCAATATCTCAGAAACAGCAGATGCTCCTACACCATTCTATTTTGACCAACCAGTTTATCTAAGAGGTGATAAAGAATATGCATTTGTTGTCAAACCAGATGGATCTAATCCAGACTACAGACTATGGATTGCTGAACTTGGTGGTACAGACGTAACTATCAATGCTCTAATTGATCAGCAACCAGCCGTTGGATTATTATTCACATCTGCTAACGATAGAACATATTCACCAAGACAGAATCAAGATATTCAGTTCACTATCTGGAGAGCACAGTTTGATAACACTCTTACTGGTACTCTTGTATATAACAACGAGAATGACGAATATCTAAGTGCAGAGAGATTTACTGTAACTAGATTCCAGACAGGTGAAAAGGTTCGTGGTGAAGCAATAATTACAATGACCTCAAACAACAATCCTATTGCCGTAGGAGATGCCATTGATTTTGGAACTAGTAGCGGATTAGTAAGAAAACTAGTAACTATCTCTGCAACACCAACCATTAAAGCAGATATGAAAGGTGATATTACAAACGGCGCTACAGTTACCTTTACAAACTCTACCGCTGGAACATTCACAGGTGTAGTAAATACGTATACAGCAAACGGCGCTACCGGATTTGTGCAGTATGTAAATAAAAATAATAAAGAGATTGTTCTCAATGATTCTTCAGGAGCATTTACTGCAAACACTACTGCTGAAGATGGTTTCTATCGTGGTCAAGTTACAAACGCCGCGGCTCAAGTATTCTCTGTAGATGATTATAAGTATAACGTTCTTGTACCTAAGATTTCTTATCTAAATTATCTTGATACAGACGTTTCTTGGACTACTAAGACAACGGATACTGCTTATGCTATTGATGGTACTGCAACAGACATTGAAGCATTTGAGAATAACGAGTTTCTATTAGAAGAGAAGATTATTGCTGGTAGAACATCAGAAATCAATAATACTTCTAGTGCTAAAACATTAACAGTAACTGGTACACTAACATCTGGTACAGATAGATTATCACCAGTTGTTGATATTGGTAGAACAAGATCAGTTGTTGTTGTACATAATCTAGTAAATAACGATAATACCGGTGAAATCAGAAACAATGGTAATGCCGCTGCTAGATACATCACTAAGAAGATTGTTCTCGCCGATGGTCAAGAAGCAGAAGATATTAAGATTATTCTTGATGCTTATAAACCATCTGGTACAGAGATTGATGTGTATGCTCGTATCCAAAGTGCTGAAGATACAGATGAGTTTAGAGATAAACAATATACTCTGCTCACTCAATCCACACCAGCAACAGCTAGGTCTAGCCCAGTAAATCAAAACGACTTCCTTGAGTTTGAGTATGGTTTCCCATCAACCAATGCTACTTCACTTAGTGCATATAACAATGCTGGTAATGGCGATGTTGTAAGATATTATAATACGGGCGGGGCATTCTTTGATACGTTCAAATATTTCAGTATTAAGATTGTACTAAGAGCAAATGTTTCTAATCTTGTACCAAGAGTGAAAGATCTTCGTGCAATTGCTCTACAAATTTAAAGGTGTGATATGTTACTCAAGGTTAAAGAACACGAGAATCTGGTAAGAGATACCAAATCAAATGCTATCTTAAACACAGATAATTGTGGATTAAATGCTTATAAGAATCGTAAAATGCAATTTAGTAAGATTGACAATATGGAAGATAAAATCAAACACCTTGATGATAGACTAATAAATATAGAGAACCTACTATCATCTTTGGCAGAGAAGTTAGATAAATGACACAGTTATTCGCAAATGTAGAACTTTCAGTAACATTTGATACTTGGCGTAATACTACGAACCAAGTGATAGATCATGTAAACAAAAGCGCGAATAATGACGGTATCACTAGTGTAACTGCTGATAATCTAACAGGTCGTGTTCTTACCACCCTTCAAGATCAAGTTAATCTAAGTGCTAATGTAGTATTATCAACAAGTCCTAATGTTACTGGTTCAGGTATTGATTTTCAGTCTAACGTAGTATTTGGTCAGACAGGTGCGATTAGAGTACCAGAAGGAACGACAGCACAGAGAATTGGTACAGCCAATGGTTACTTTAGATACAATAAGACAACTGGTGGATATGAAGGATATTCTGATTCTGGTTACGTAACATTTGTAACGGGAACTGGTACTTTTAGTTCAGCAGATTACGTTTCTAATACATATTTCCAAGCAACATATACTACTGCTGATGTTCAATCAAAAGCAGCATTAGCAAATACGAATGCATATATTGCCACAAAATTAGATAGTTCTGCATATACTACCGCTGATGTTCAATCAAAAGCAGCTTTAGCAAATACTAATGCTTATATTGCTACTGTGGATAAGCGTTCTCTAGCATATGCAATAATCTTCGGGGCGTAAAGAGATATAAAAAATGGCATTACCTATTCCTCCATTGACCGGCGCAAATACTGTTAATCAGACAGTATATGATATTAATCTTATCAAAACACTTGCTGCTAATACTTCTCATACAGTAAGTAATACTGATTTTCAAACTAAAGCAAACACAAACAACACACTTCTCACAGGCGTTGTTAAAGTAAATAGTACACAATTTCATATCAATGCTACTAGTACTGTCGATATCAATCCAGATGCCACCTTTGGTTCTAATGGCGCTGTTCGTCTTCCAAGAGGTACAACAGCACAAAGAACAATTAACGAATTAGGTTCATTTAGATATAATACTGATGATGGACAATTTGAAGGATATGGTTCAGCTGGTTGGGGCGCTATCGGAGGAGGAGGCGGTTCTTCATATAAATTCTTAGCAACAGGATCTAGTTATACTGCTAATAGTACTGATAGACTAGCAGTTGATACGAGTGGTGGTATTGTGACAGTAACACTTCCCGCTACGCCATCAAGTGGAGATATTGTTGAGTTTTTTGATAAAGAAGTTTCTTGGGCGACTAATAATCTCACAGTAGCAAGAAATGGAAGTACAATCGAAGGTTCAGGTACTGACTTGACTGCAGACGTTTCTGGTTCTAACTTCTATTGTCAATATGATGGTTCTACATGGCAAGTATTTGGTGTTGGTGGAGTTGATGTTACAATAGGTGGTGATCTCACAGGAACAGTTAGTAATGCCCAAATTGCTGCTGGTGCAGTAACTTCAGTAGAGATTGATGGTAGTGTAGTTGCTAATACATATCTACAAAGTCAAGGATATGCAACAACAGGTAAAGCCATTGCTATGGCAATTGTATTTGGTTAAGGAATAAAGATGCCAAATTTAAGTACAATAATATCAGGATCAGGATCGGCATTTGTATCGCCGGGTAGAAGTATCTCAGCAGGTTCTGGACTTACTGGAGGTGGTGATCTATCTGCGGATAGAACTATTTCATTAGATACTGGTTCTTATCCATCTAATACGTATCTTACGTCTCTTACGTCTACCTTTACTTCCAATACGTATCTTACGTCTACCTTTACTTCCAACACCTATGCTTCAAATACATTTATTTCTCATGATACCATCTATATTACAACACCAACAGCAGCGACTGAATATGATCTATTCAGATCTGCACCAAGAAATAAAGACTATCGTGAAGCGGTTTTCTCTACACAATTTGGTTCAGCTAATGTAGGTTTATGGGTTGGTGAGACACTCGTCGCCAATGTGACAGCGAATACAACAAATCAGACTGTTACATTTACAAAAACAGCAGCAAAAGGTGACAGAATTTACGTACATCTTTGGGATGCAGATATAGCAAACACTTCTGCAAACCTTGAATTTAGTTTTGGCGGCGTATAATGTTAATTAACATAAGAAACATATTATAAATAACAAAAAGATACTTTTTCATAAGAGGATATAATGGCAAACCCAAATATAGTTAGTGTACAAAGAATTCTAGCAAATACTGTTACTGGTAACTTTGCTGCTAGTAATACTGTCTTTGTTACAAATCCAGCTTCTAGTGGTGCTGTATATAAAATCAACTCAATTTTGATTACTAATGTTGATGGTGTTACTTCATCCAATGCTGATCTTATTATCAGTAATCCAGTTGGTTCAAATACACTGATTCTAAATCAAGTTAATGTTCCTATTCAACAGACTCTTGTAGCAATAGATAAAAACACTTCTATCTATCTTCAAGAGAATTCCACTATTGGTGGTCAGGCTACCGAAGCGGATGACTTATCATATACAATCTCTTTCGAACAGATTTACGATACTTGATAAGAAAGGTTTTATCTCATGGTAAGTTATATAGGAAGAAGTGCAGACCAAATTGGAGCTACATCATTAGTTCTATCTCCCGACTCTATAAAAGCTAATACTGCTCTAATTTATGATACTATTTTTGCTAATGGAACTTACACTTTTTCGAGTCTATCAGGTTGGATTCCAGGAACAGAAATTTCTACACTGCATCTAATGGGTGCTGGAGGAGACGGATACCACGGCGGGACCGCAGGACCGTCTCCGCGCGAAGGCGGCGGTGGTGGTGGTGGAGCGATGGCAATCAAGCGTGTCGCTAAGACGGGTGGATTGGATTCAGTATCTTTTACAGTAACTTTACCAGCTGGTGGAAGTCAATTGGGTGCAACACTTACTTGTCCAGAATTCGGTGTTTCTTTGACGGCGGGGGCTGGATATAACGCTGGACCAGGCAGCCCGGCGGGCAGCAACAGGGCGGGCCCTGGAGGTACCGCGACTGGAGGTGATCTAAATCATTCAGGCGGCGACGGCAAACCGCAAGGCGGCGGTGGCGGCGGAGCGGGTGGACGATGGGGTCCAGGCGGAGATGGCAGCGTGGGGCCAAATGGCGGCGGTGGGGGATTTGGTGGAGCCCCTGGATTCACTGGCGGAACAGCAAGTCCAAACCCCGGATGGGGTGGTGGAGGAGGAAGCATTAGCGGAGGTGTTAAACATACTCCTACAAATCTAACAGACGAAAACTCTGGACCCGCTACTGGCGCTGGTGGTTTAAGAAAAGAAGCAAGCTATGTCGGGCAGCCATATACTACGCGAGCATCTTATGGAGATTTTAATTTTCCCGGGCCCGGCGGTGCCGGGGCGCCGGCGCCGGCCGCCGGACAACCAGGCGGATATGGAGGCGGCGGCGGAGGCGGCGGTAAAAGTAACCCGGCTCGGAAAGGCGGAGATGGTGGTTTCGGCGGTGGTGGAGGTGCCTTCGGTGGCGTAGCGCCAGACCCGATTGGCGCGACTACTCTCTCTGCTGGCAATGGCGGACATGGTGGCGGTGGTGGCGGCGGGCAGGGCTCCGGACCCGGGCCCGGTTCTGGTCAATTCAATAGCCCAACAATAAAATTAGGTGCGCTGGGCGGAAACTCTGCTTTAATCGTTCTTTTTGGTTAAAATATTATTATATATAATGTGATGTGGTATAATTTTTAAATGGAGGTAATGAATGAAACTTCGTAATAGTGCTGGCGTGTATTATTTTCAAAAGAAGAAATACCTAGCAGTAGATGACTTTGTAGACGCCGATGTCGCTAAAATTATCTCAGATGAATATGTTAAATTAGCAAAAGAAGATACTGAAAATAAACTAAACGACTCACAATGTCCCATCAACTCTAAGGCTTGGTATGGACAACCTATGTGTGAATATGTAATGGTTGATTGTCTTCCTAAAATGGAAGAACTTACAGGTTTAAAACTCTTACCCACATATACCTACATGCGTGTATATGGTCCTGGTGAAGAATTACACTATCATTCTGATAGACCTTCTTGTGAAATCTCTGTTACAATCAATCTAGGACAATCTGGGAAGTTTGACTGGCCTATCTGGTATGCAGATCCAGATGACTTAACAGTAAGAATGCCTGTTTCTGTCCAACCTAAAGAAGCAATGATTTATCGTGGATGTGACGTACCGCATTGGCGAGAAAAGTTTAATCCACCTAAAACAACAGATTGGCAATGTCAATTATTTTTACATTATGTAGATCGTTTTGGTCCTTTTCAACAGTTTGCATATGATCGCAGAGAACAGTTATTCATTGAACCTATTGGTAAAAGTGAATATTATAAAGAATTAATGGAAACGACGGATAATGATAGAAAGATTCGTTTCTCTATCGTAAAACGAACTGAAGAGTCTGGAGAAT